CGAGATGGCCGTGCGCACAGCCGCCGGGCGCGCCGCGATCCAGGGCCACACCGACCGCCTCGCCGCGGCCGGGCAGCAGCTTGTCGTCGTCTCGGACGCCCCGCTGGAGTGCCCGCTCTGTCGGCCGTGGGAAGGCCGGGTGCTCGCTCTCTCGGGCGCGCCGGGGCCGCGTGAGGTCGCCGTGCAGCATGCGACCCGCGATGGGGAGACCGTCCGCGTGCACGTGGCCGGGACGCTGCCGGAGGCGCGCGCGGCAGGGCTGCTGCATCCGAACTGCCGCCACAACGTGGGTATCTATCTGCCGGGGATCACCCGGCGGCCGCAGTCTCCCCCGCACCCTCAGGGCGCGACCTACGAGGACACCCAGCGGCAGCGGTACTACGAGCGCCAGGTGCGCGCGTGGAAACGCCGCCAGGCCGTCGCCCTCGATGAGGCCGCGCGGCGCCGGGCCGGGCGGCAGGTCCGCGCCTACCAGGCCCGCATCCGCGACCTGACCCGCAACAGGGGCCTGCCTCGGCAGTCCGCCCGCGAGCAGATCGGGCAGGCCCGCTGACCGCACCACCCCACGGCCCGCCAGGCGCGGGCCCCGAGCGCGCCCAGGAGGCACGCATGTCCACACCCGCCGAATCCACCCCCCCGGCCGCGCCCACACCGCCTCCGGCCGGCCCTCCGGCTCAGCCGCCGACCCCGCAGCTCCCGGCACCGGCGCCCGGCGCGCCGCCCGCTGGCGACCCGCAGGACGTGGCGTCGCTCCCCGCCTGGGCGCAGCAGCAGATCACCAGCCTTCGGCAGGAGGCTGCCAAGGCCCGCACCGGCGCCAAAGAGCAGGCCGCCCGGGAGGCGCGCGAGGAGCTGCTGCGGCAGCTCTCCGGCGACGCCCCCGAACCGCTCACCCCCGAGCAGCTCCAGGCCCGGCTGAGCGAGACCGAGGGCACCGCGCAGGCCGCGACCGCCCAGGCGCTCGCCGCCCGGATCGAGCTGGACGTGCACCGGACCGCGACCCGGCTCGGCGCGGACGCCGAACGGCTGCTCGACAGCCGGGCGTTCTGCGACGAGATCGACGGCATCGAGGTGGACCCCGCCGACAGGGCCGGGTTCCTCGCCGCCGTGGAGGCCAAGGTCATGGCCGCGCTCACCCGCAACCCCGGACTGCGCGCCGGGCCCGCCGCAGCCGTCTCCGGCAGCGCGGGCGGCTCCGGCGGCTCCGGCGCCGACGCGCTCACCATCGACGCCCAGATCGAGGCAGCCACCAAGGCGAGGAATTTCGCCGAGGTCATCCGCCTCAAGCGCGCCAAGGCGCACACCCCCTGACCCGGCGCCCGCGCGGCGCCCCACACCGTAGGAGACCCGCATGGCCGGTGGCATCACCGCGATGGGCACCACCTTCAACCTCCCCAACTACGTCGGCGAGCTTTTCGCGATCACGCCGTCGGACACGCCGTTCCTGTCCGCGATCGGCGGTCTCACCGGCGGCGGCATGACCACCGCCACCGAGATGGAGTGGCAGACCTACGACCTGGGCGACCCCGGGCAGAACGTCGCGCTGGAGGGGGGGACCGCGCCGACCGCCGAGGGCCGCGTGCGCGGGAACGTCCGCAACGTCCTCCAGGTCCACCACCGCAAGGTGTCCGTGAGCTACACCAAGCAGGCCGCCACCGGGCTGCTCACCACCCCCGGCAGCGCCCCGTACCACGGCGTGCCCGGCGTCCAGCCCGTCACGAACGAGCTGGACTGGCAGACCCAGCAGGCGCTCAAGGAGATCGGCCTCGACATCAACTGGTCGCTCCTCAACGGCCAGTACCAGCTGCCGACCGACAACACCACCCCCCGCAAGACCCGCGGCATCATCCAGGCCATCACCACCAACCGGGTCGCGAAGGGCACCAGCACGACCGGCGTCTCCAGCTCCACGGACACGGTCAGCTCCACCGGCAACGGGCTCAGCAACGGCGACAAGATCGTTTTCACGACCACCGGCGCCGCGACGAACATCATCGCCGGGCGCATCTACTACGTCGTCAGCGCGGCCACCGACACCTTCAAGGTCGCCAAGAGCGCGGGCGGCTCCGCGCTCACCCTCGGCACCGCCACCGGCCTGGCCTACACGGTGCCGTCCGGAACCGCGCTCACGGTGGATGACGTGAACGAGCTGGCGCAGATGGCCTACGACAACGGCGGCCTCTCCGAGCAGGACACGGCCGTGATGGTCGTCAACTCCCGGCAGAAGCTCGCCGTGACGAAGGCGTTCTCCGCGGCGTACCGACAGGCCGACCCGATCAGTGCGGGCGCCCGCAACGTGGGCGGCGTCGCGGTGGACACGGTGGTGACGGACTTCGGCACGTTCGGGATCATGCTGGACCGGCACATGCCGCAGGACGGCATCCTCATCGCCAGCCTGGAGCAGTGCGCGCCCGTCTTCCTCAACATCGAGGGGAAGGGAACACTTTTCTCCGAGCCGCTGGCGAAGACCGGCGCGAGCGACGAGGAGCAGCTGTACGGCGAGGTGGGCCTCAAGTACGGCAACGAGCGCTCCCACGCGTACATGAACGGCCTGCCGGTATGACGGCCCCCGTGTACCTGCGGGTCTCCGGCGGGACGGTGGCGGAGCGGGTGCGGCCGGAGCCGGGGAGCCGCGAGGCCGACCGGCTCGCCGCGCTCGCCGCCGACCCCGCGTCCGGGTGGCAGGCCGCACCCGCGCCGGGACCGCACTCGGACGGCCCGCCGCAGCGCCCGGCGCAGTCCGCGGCCAAGGACGCGTGGCTGGCGTACGCGAACAGCCAGGACCCGGCGGACCACTCCGGGATGACGAAGGCCCAGCTGATCGAGCAGTACGGCAACGCGGCCACGGACCCGGACGGCGACGACACGACGGAGGTCTCCGACCATGACCCTGACGAGTAGCCTGTCCGCCGCGGTCACCGCGCTCCAGCAGGCGCCCGGCGACCTGTCCACCGCGTCGGACCCGCTGACGATCCGGCGCGCCGTGCAGCTCGCCTCCGGTACCGGCGCGGGCGCGGCCGACCGGATGTGGCACGACACCCGGTCGCTGGCCGCGTCGGGTACGGAGGACATCGACGTCGCCGGCAGCCTGCTGGACAGCTTCGGCGGCACGGTGGTCTTCGCCCGGATCAAGGGGCTGTACATCGCCGCCAGCGCCTCGAACACGAACAACGTCGTCGTCGGCGGCGCGGGCTCCAACGCGTGGGCGACCCTGCTGAACGCCGCGGGCACGGTCACGCTGAGGCCCGGCGCTGCGGTCATGGTGATGGCCGGGGCGGCGGACGCGACCGGGTACGCGGTCACCGCCGGGACCGGGGATCTGCTGCACGTCGCGAACAGCGGCTCCGGCTCGGCGATCAGCTACGACGTGGTGATCATCGGCGCGAGCGCGTAGGGGGTGGCCCGTGGCCCGCTCGTACGCCACCCCCGACGACCTCGCCGCCTACACCGGGCAGCCCGCACCGGACGACGCCACGGCCCTGCTCGCGAAGGCGGCCCGCTTCCTCGACGCGAACCTGTTCCGGCTGTGCGCCTACCTTGTGGGTGACACCGGCATGCCCACCGACGATCTGGTAGCCGCCGCCTTCCGCGACGCCGTGTGCGCCCAGGCGGCGTGGTGGGGAGAGTTGGGCGACTCCACCGGCGCGGCGGCGGCCGGGTGGGGCAACGTGCAGATCGGCTCCGTGACCCTCGGACGCTCCGTCACCGCGACGGCCGCCGAGGACTCCCCGGCCCGGCAGATCGCCGCCGAGGTCTGGGACGTGCTCAGCTCGCCGGACCTGACCCCGGACCGGCTGTACATGGGGATGGTGGTGCAGCGGTGAGCGGGCTCCCGGGCTGGCTGCTGCGCCACCAGGTCACGATCGAGGCGCTGACCGGCCAGGGCAGCTACGGGCCGCAGTACGCCGAGCCGGCGACGGTCCGGTGCTTCCTCGACGAACAGACCCGGATGGTGCGCGCACCCGGCGGCGACCAGGTGTCCTCGTCCTCCACCGCCTACTGCCCGCTCGCCACCGCCGCCCCGGCCGGGTCCCGGGTCACCCTGCCGGACGGCCGCACCACCACCGTCATCCAGGCCCTGCGCCGGGACGGCGGCGGCCTGCCCACCCCGGACCACCTGGAGGTGCAACTCGAATGACGGTACGGATGGAGTGGCACGGTCCCCGAGCCGAGGCTGCGGCCCGCGAGGGCGCGGCGCTGGGCCTGCTACTCGGCGCCGAGCACGTCCTCCAGGAGGCCAACATGCGGGTGCCGTTGCTGGAGGGCACCCTCGAACGCTCCGGCGTCCCCTCGGTGGACGAGGCCAGGCTCACCGCCGCCGTGTCCTACGACACGGTGTACGCCGTGTACCAGCACGAGCGCCTGGACCTGCGGCACGCGCCCGGCCGCACCGCGAAATACCTCGAAGTCCCGCTCAACGCGAGCCGGGAGACGGTCGCGGCCATCATCGCCGCGCAAATCCGCCGGGCCCTGGCGTGAGCTGGACCACCGACCTGATCGACGGCACCGCGACCGTCCTCGCCGCGGCCGGCCTCGGCACATACGGAACGCTCCCGGCGGACGGGACGGGGATCGCGGTCGGGGTGATGCCGTCCGCGCCCGACGCGTGCCTGTGCCTGACGCCGTACGTGGTGGAGGACACGGGGGGCACGGACGTGGTGGTGGGGGTGCAGGTGCGGGTGCGTGGCGGCCGGGACCCGCGCGAGGCGGAGGCGTTGGCGGACGGCGTGTTCGACGTGCTGCACAACCGCCGGTCGTGGTGGGCGGGCCCGGTGCCGGTGGCGGTCAGCTACCGGCAGTCGCAGGCGCCGCTGGGGCAGGACGATCAGGGGCGGTGCGAGATCGCCGCCAACTACTACATGCAGACCACGCGGCCGTACCCGGGCGCGGACGAGTAGGAGATGACGATGACGGACGTGACCGCGCTCGCCCGCCGCTGGCGCACCGAGGTGGACCTCGCCGGGGACGGCACCGGCTGGACCCTGTGCCCGGGGGTGACGGATTTCCAGCCGAAGTGGGCCGACGCCCAGGTCCAGGACAGTACGGACTACGAGTCGGACGGCTGGTCCAGCAGCACGAAGACGCTCCAGGGGTGGTCGGTGGCCATCACGCTGAACCGGAAGGTGTCGGCCGACAGCACCGCGTACAACGAGGTGCACGAGGCCCTGCGCGCCGCGTCGCGCGCGTTCGGGTCGGACTCGTACGTGGCCGTGCGGTTCGCGGACCGCACGGGTGCCCCCGAGGCGTACTCCGGCAGTGCGCTCGTGCAGTGGGAGCCGTCCGGTGGGGACGCGAAGGCCCTGGACGCCGTGAAGATCACGCTCACCGGTGACGGCGCGCTCGCCGAGATCGACAACTGGCTGTCGGCGTGAGCGACTTCGAGGACCTCGGCGGCCTGATCGCCGATGAGCTGCGCCTCCCGATCCGGGGCCGCACCTACGTGGTGCCGTCCCCGAGCGCAGCAGACGGTCTGCGCGTCCAGCGGATCACCACTCTCGCCGCCCGCGTCATCGCCGGGGGCGAGGCCGTAGACACCCAGCTCCTCGACGACGAGCAGGAGATCGACCTCTACCGCCTCGCCCTCGGGCCCGCCTACGAGCAGCTGCTCGCCGACGAGGTGCCGTGGACGGCGCTGCGGCACGCCGCGCTCACCGCGGTGACGTGGATCGCGACCGACGAGGCGACGGCGCTGGCCTACTGGCGCGGCGAGGTCGCCGCGGGCCCTTTGGGCGGTCTGGCCCGCAGCTCGTCGGCTGCGGGGAGGTCGATCCCGCGACCGGGCTCCACGAGTGGTACGAGTACCCGCCCGGCTACCGGCCAGCGCCGGAAGGGCAAGAAGCGCTGACCTGGGGCTCGCTCCTCGGCGAGTGGGACCTGATCGAGGCGGACCTGCACCAGCTGTACGGCGTGGACGTGGAGGTGCCGGGGCTACTGCGGTCCCGGTCGTGGCGGTGGCTGCGGGTCCGCATCCTCGGGCTCCTCCACACCGACTCGCGCACCGCCAGGCACTTCACACCCGCACGCACGTAGGCGCCCGCGCGCCTCCCGGACCACCTGGAGGCGCCGTGGCACTCACCGTTGGTGAACTCGTCGCCTACCTGCGTACGGACAACAGCGGGTTCGAGGCCGGGCTCGCCGAGGGCCGCGCCGAGATGGACGGCTTCACCCGCGACGCCAACGGCCGCCTCCACGACCTGGAGGGCAGGTTCGTCGCCGAGGGCCGGGCCTCCGGCGACGGCCTCGCGGACGGCATCGGCGACGGCGCCCGCCGCTCCGAGCACTCCCTGAGCGGCCTCGGCGAGGCGGCGGGGCGGCTCGGCGGCGTCCTCAAGATCGCGGGACTCGCGCTTGCGGCGAGTCCGATCGCGGCGGCCGGCGCGCTCGCCGCCGTCCCGGCCATCTTCGGGGCGATCGGCATCAAGGCCGCGGCCTCGGCGAAGCCAGTGCAAGAGGCTTGGAAGTCCACCGGCGACCACGTCAAGTCGCAGATCGGCGGCATGGTCGGGCCGATCGAGACCCAGCTCAAGGCCATCGCGGGGGACGCCCGCGACACCTTTGATCAGATCGCGCCTGACCTCCGGCAGGGCTTCACGGAGGTGGCGCCGGATATCGGGACGCTGGCCTCGGGTGTCCTCGGGATGGTGCAGCGCCTCGCCCCGGCGCTGGTGCAGGCGCTCGGCGCCGCCACCCCTGTCGTGCAGGCCCTCGCGGGCGGCATCGCCGGTCTCGGCGGCGGCTTGGGCGGCCTCTTCACCGGCATCGCCACAGGCGCGCACGGGGCCGCGACCGGCCTGTCCGCGCTCCTCGGCGGCGTCTCTCAGATCCTGCCCGCACTGGGCACCCTCATCGGCACGCTCGCGCAGGCAGGCGGCCCCGTGCTGGCCGCCTTGGTACACGCGCTGGCCCCCCTGGTGACGACACTCGCCGGCGCACTCGGGCCCGCACTCGCCTCGCTCGGCGGCCCACTCGCAGACCTGATCGGCACGCTCGGCGGGGCGCTCCAGCCGATCGCGAAAGCCCTCGGGCCGATCCTGAAGATCGTGGCCCAGGCGCTGGGGTCGCTGGTGGAGGCGGCGCTCCCCCTGCTGAACGTCCTCGGGGCGCTGATCGCGGGCATCCTTCCGGCGCTCACCCCGATCCTGTCCGTCGTCGCCAGCGTCTTCGCGCAGCTCGCGGACCCGGTCGGCGAGGTCGCCTCGATCCTCGGATCGGTGCTCACCCCGATCGTCGCCGTGCTCCCGCAGATTCTCGCGCCGTTCGTGATGCTGCTCAGCCAGATGGCGTCCACGATCCTGCCGATCATCACGCAGCTCCTCGTCGCCCTCGGACCGTCCCTCGCCAGCCTCGGGCAGTCCTTCGCGACGCTCCTCGTCGCCCTGACCCCCCTGACCCTGCTCCTGACCGAGCTGATCGCGGGGGAGCTGCGCGGGCTCGCGGCGATCCTCACGCCGATCATCGGCTACGTCGGGCAGCTCGCGGCGATCTTCGCGCAGCTCGCCTCCCGCTACATCACCGGCATCCTCATGCCCGCCATCAACGCCCTGGTCGCCTTGCTGCACGGGCACTTCGGGCAGGCGTGGACCGACATCAAGCTCGTCGTCTCCCACGAGGTGGACGCCATGGTGGCGATCTGGGTGCGGCTCCCGGCCCGCGCCGCGGCCGCGCTCGCCCCGCTCGCCGGGCGCCTCGGCGCCGAAGCCAAGTCGGCCATGTCCAGCCTGCTGTCCCGCATCTCGTCGGGGGTGTCGTCCGCCGCGTCGGCAGTCGGCAAGCTGCCGGGCAAGGCGCGGTCCGCGCTCGGCTCGCTCGGCTCCTACCTCTACACCTCTGGCAAGGCCCTCATCAGCGGGTTCGTGCGCGGCATCGAGGCCGAGGCCGGGGCCGCCGAGTCCGCCGCGCACAACCTCGTGTCGAGGGTGCGCAGCTACTTCCCCTTCTCTCCCGCCAAGCAGGGCCCCTTCTCCGGCAAGGGCTGGGTCTCCTACTCCGGCGCCGCCATCGGCACCGCCCTCGCCGCATCGCTGGCCGGGCAGGCCGGCACGGTGGGCGCGGCGGCATCCCGGGTGGCGGCCGCGGCACAGGCCGGGCTCGGTGTCGCCGGGACAGCGCAGCTCGCCGCGAACTACAGCGTCGGCACGGCCGGGTCCGGCGCGGGCGGGGCCGCGGGGGCGCTGGCGCAGCCGGTGACGGTCCGCGTCGTCGTGGACCCCGCCGCCTCGTCGGGGGACGACCTCGTGCGCTGGCTCCGCAAGACCATCCGCGTGCAGGGCGGCTCCGTGCAAGCCGTCCTCGGCACCTGACCAGAGGAGACCGCGTGACCTTCCCCGAGGACCCGCTCGACGTGCGCGTCGAACTTCAGCTCGCCGGGGCCTGGACGGACGTGACCGGCTACGTGCTGACCAGCGCGCCGATCACGATCACGCGCGGGCGCCGCGACGAGACCAGCACCGTCTCCCAAGGGCAGTGCACCCTCACGCTCAAGAACCCGGGCGGCATCTGGTCGGACCGCAACCCCGCCAGCCCGTACTACGGGCAGCTCGGGCGCAACACGCCCCTGCGCGTCTCCGTGCCCGGCGCGAGTTCGTACCTGGAGCTGAACGCCGCAGGCGGCTACGCGGTCCGCGGGCACGCCGACCTCGGCACGGGCGGCATGGACCTCATCGTGGAGCTGGACTCCACCGCGCCGACCGCCCGGCCCGGCACCACCGTGATCGCCGAGCAGTGGGGCAGCAACAGCAACCCCAGCCTCCAGTCGTGGCGGCTGCTGATCGTGGACGGGGCGTGGCGCCTGGACTGGGTGGACACCACCGGCCAGGGCTGGACGTACACCTGGCGGCAGTGGCTCCTACCCGGGCCCGCGTACCGCTTCACCCTGGACGTGGCGGCCGGGACGATCGCGGCCTCCTACGCGCCCACCTCCGCGGGCCCGTGGACGCTCGCCCTCGCGGCGGCCACCACCAGCACCGGGGTGCAGGCCACCACCAACACGATGGTCATCGGGCACCCGTCGCCGGTGAACTGCCCGGACTCGCGCATTACGCGGCTGGAGCTGCGCGACGGCTCCGGGACGCTCGTCGCCGGGGGCCCGCTCACCGGCCTCGCGGACGGCGCGACCGGCTGGACCGACGGCACGGGCGCCGCGTGGGTGCTGCACGGCGCGGCCCGCATCACCACCCGCGCGGTGCGCTTCTGCGGCGAGGTCGCCTCGTGGCCGCCACGCTGGGACACCGCCGGGCAGGCCCCCACCATCAGCGTCACCGCCGCAGGCATCCTGCGCCGCCTCAACGCCGGGGCCCGGCCGCTCCAGAGCGCCCTTCGGCGGCGGCTGCCCTCCTACGGGCCCAGCGCCTACTGGCCGCTGGAGGACGCGGCAGGCGCCACGCAGGCCGCGTCCCCGATCACCGGGTGCGCGCCCGCGACCGCGACGAACCTGACGTGGGCACAGGCCACGTCGCTGCCCGCGTCCGACGCCCTGCCGGTGCTCGCCTCCACCGGCGACGGCACCGTCCTGCCGACCCTCACCGGCACCGTGCCCGCCCCCTCCGGCACCCTCCCGGGCTGGCAGGTGATCTGGCTCTACCAGCTCGACACCGGCCCCGACACCCTCTGCACGATGATGCAGATCACCACCACCGGCACCGTGCGCACCTGGACCCTGATGCAGGGCGCCAGCACGGTCGGGTCCCGGATCGTCGGCACGGACGCACACGGCGGCACCGTGGTGGACGTGACCGTGGCCACCGGCGACGACATCTGGGGGAGCAGCTGGCAGCTCCCCCAATTCCGGCTCACCCAGACTGGCGGCACCGTCGCCTGGGCATGGCTGTGGGAGGACGTGGGCGGCGACGCCGGAGAGGTCACCGGCACCTACTCGGGCACGGTCGGGCACGTCACCCAGCTCGGCTCGCCACCAGGGGGCTGGCCGGCCGCGCTGGACGGCATGGCCATCGGGCACCTGGCGGTCTGGCCCACGCCGACCACGGACGCGTACCTGGGCGCGGTCACCTCCTACAGCGGCGAGGCGGCGGGCACGCGGCTGCTGCGCCTGGCGCAGGAGTCCGGGCAGCCGCTCGTCCTCGCGGCGGGTGCGCAGGACGGGCTCGGCGGCGAGGAGCCGTTGGGGCCGCAGCACGTGGACACGCTCACCGCGCTGCTGGCGGAGGCTGCGGCAGCGGACGGCGGCATCCTCCATGAGACCCGGGGCTGGCTCGGGCTCCGCTACCGGGACCGGCGGTCGCTGTACCACCAGGACCCGGCCGTGGTGCTGACGTACGGGCAGCCGGGGCTGGCGCCGCCGCTGGAGCCGGAGGTCGATGACCAGCTCGTCGTCAACGACGTGACCGTGACGCGAGCGAACGGCTCGTCGGGGCGGGCCACGCTCGACACGGGCGCGCTGTCCACGCAGCCGCCGCCGGACGGCATCGGCGTCTACGCCGCCGAGCTGACCCTCAGCCTCGCCGCCGACGCGCAGGCGCAGCCGCAGGCCGACTGGCGCCTGTGGCAGGGCACCCGCGACGCACTGCGCTACCCGACCGTGACGGTCGCGCTGCACCGGGCCCCGGACCTGATCCCGGCGGTGTGCGGGGTGGAGACGGGGGATGCGATCGCGCTTGCCGGCCTGCCCGTCTGGGTGGAGCCGGGGGTGGTGCCGCTGCTGGTGCAGGGGTACACCGAGACGCTGGGCCAGCGCAGGTGGACGTGGGCGGCGACCTGCACGCCCGGCGCGGCATGGGCCACGGCGAGCGCCTCCGGCGGGGTGCTGGCGATGACGGACGGCAGCGTGCTGGCGGACGACGTGGGCGCGGACGGCACCACCCTGACGGTGACGACGACTGCGGGCCCGACGTGGACCACCGACCCGGCCGACACGCCCTGGGACGTGGTGGTCGGGGGCGAGCAGATGACCGTCACCGCCGTGGTCGGCGACGACTCCCCGCAGACCATGACCGTCGTGCGAGGCGTGAACGGCATCCGCGTTGCCCACGCGGCCGAGACGCCCGTGCAGGTCGCGCTCGCCGCGATCACCAGCCTGTAGAGAGAGGAGACCCCGTGACGACGCCGGTACCGGTCACGAGCTGGCGACCCGGGATGGACCTCACCGCTGGACGGCTCCAGTGGATGCTGGGCGCGGGCGGGGGAACCGCGTCCGTGATGAGCTACGGGGCCGTGGCGGACGGGCTGCATGACGACGCCCCGGCGATCCAGCTCGCGCTGGACTGGGCCCGGGACGCGGGCGGCGGCTGGATCGTGCTGCCCCCGGGCACCTACCGGGTAGCGTCCCTGCCGCTGCGGATCTATTCCGACACCCGGCTGACGCTGGCGCCGGGGGCGCGGATTGTGCGGTCGGCGGCGGGCACGCTGCTGCTGAACGGTGACGCCGACCAGAACTACGGCGGCTGGGGCGGCCAGTCCCGCATCCTGATCGAGGGTGGCGTGTGGGACATGCAGGGCACGACCTCGGGGCTGACGGACCCGGCGATGTGCATCTCGATCGGTCACGCCTCGGATATCACGATCCGGGATATTGAGGTCCGGGACGTGTCGGGCTATCACGCGATCGAGCTGAATTCCACGAAGCGCGGTATTGTGCAGAATTGCCGGTTCCTCGGCTACGTGGACAACACGAGCGACCATTCACGAGGATTCAGCGAGGCCGTTCAAATTGACCTCGCGAAAGGGTCCGCCGAATTCGGCGGATTCGGGCCGTACGACAATACGGTGTGCGAGGATATCCTCGTTGAGGGCTGCTATTTCGGCGCCTCGGGAACCTCGGGCACGGGGGCGTGGCCGCGCGGGATCGGCTCGCACTCCACGACGATCGGCGTGTGGCACCGGCGTATCCGGATCGCGAACAACACGTTCGAGGGCGTGACGCAGTACGGGGTCGTGCCGTACTCCTACGAGGACTGCACGATCACGGGAAACACTTTCATGACCTGCGGCAGCGGCGTCAGGGTCCGCGCCGTGATCGTCGGCGACGGCACCACGGTGGACACGCAGGACACCTCCGGCCACCAAACCGGCGCCGGGCAGACGATGCGCAATATCGCCATCGTCGGGAATACCTTCCGCAACGGCCAGGGATACGACGATCCGATCGTCCTCTACGGCGAGCCCTCGGGTGGAATCCTGAATGCCGTCGTGGCAGATAATGCGATCGACTC